TGCCATCTTAGCTTGTAACTCTGCATTTAATTTGGCTTGATCTATTTGTAAATCTTGTTCTGCTTCTGCTTGTCTAATTGCCATGTTTTGCTGTGCTTTAGCTTGGTCAGCTTGTATTTGAACTTGGGTTCTAGCTTGTAACGATTCAGCTTCTAATTTTGCTAATTGTTGTGCATACTGTAATGGATTTTGGTCTTCTTGACCTTGTTGTTGCTTCATCATATCTGATAATGATTTTATAGTTTCCATCTGTGGAGCTTTAGCTACTACTTCTGCTGCTCTTTGACTTATTATCATATCCAATTCTGGATTAATATCTTTAAACCTAAACTTAGGATCACGCAGATTTGGTAAGTTAGGTAATGAGATTCCAATACTAGCTTCCATTCTTTGACGATACAATAAAGCAATATGTTCAGCTATATGTGCAATTAACATTGGTTGCATTGCTGCTGCTCCAGGATTTCCTGCCAATGATGGGTCTTGGATAAATTGTAAGTGAACTGCAATATGGCTATCGTGATCTTGTTCTGGAAATGCTCTTATAGCTTTACCATACATTAAACTCATATTTTCTGTTACTGGATCAATTCTTGAAGCTTCTTCTGGTTTCTTTAATATCTCATCTATATTACTTATTCTTATAGCTTCATACATTCTTTTATATGCTGCATATTGGTCATGTAGCTGTGGTGCTGATTGTGCCATTTGTAGTACAGCTTGTGCTTGTGCAATTCTTTGTGATGTACTAAATATGTTAGGGTCACTTACTGGTATAATATCTATACGATCATCAAAGTCTTTAGCATATATTGTTGTAGCTATACCAGAATTTGCGAACTCAAAGGATTCAGGTAAATATTCAGCATTTAATTTTGCTAATAATTTAAACTCTTGTCCTTGTGAATAATGTAATCTTTTATGAATAGCACTAAAGGCTTTACTGCCTTGCTCAATAAGTGCAACAGTAGAGCCAACAGGTGCATTTGGATTTACATCACCAACATTTAAATCAGCAGTAGAAGCAAAACGTCTACCAGCATCAGTTATTGCGTTCATTAAATTAAATAAGGTTTGTGAAGGCTCTTTAAATGGTAATGGCATAATAGCTTTGTTTACATCATCTACAGTCGCATCAAGGTCAGCAAACTCTCCAGGATTTATCTGTAGTTCACCACCTGTTACTCTGCCTTTTAATTTAAATCCACCTTGCATATTTGCAAATGCTGCAGAATCCAATAATGCTCTTAATGATCCTGTCGCTGCTTTACCTAAACCACCTATCATATGGAATAGACCAAATCCATAAAAGCCAGTTCCAGGAAGAAACTTATAAGAAACGAACCAATCTCGTCTCTTTTTCATTTCATCTTCTTCATTCCAATTTCTTCTTACACTTACAATACTTTCAGCATCATAGTCTATTGTAACTACATAAGGCAATGCTACTACATTTTCATCTTCTTCTTCTTCACCACCATCAATACCATCAAATGTTTGGTAACTATGGATTTCAAGTAGTGTCATCATTTCATCAGATGAATCACCATAAGGATCAACGCCCTCTATCTCACTACCAATATCGCCAGATGGATCAATGTCGTTGCCCATATATTTACTTGGTAGATAAAAGCCAGCTTTAACATACTTGTTAAAATCATTTTTAGGCATACGAATTACATGAGTATAACGATTAGATGTATATAAATCTTTACTATCTGGTGACACTATAAAATCTTCTGCCTTAACAAACTGAGAACATTGTCTATCTAAGTTTGCATCCCACCATACTTTTTTAAATGTATGACCTACTAATGGAAGTTGAAATAACATCTGGTCAAGGTCTGGGAAATATTCTGGCATTTCTTGAGTAATTTGATAGTTCATGTAATCTTTTACACGCTTGGCTTGTTCTTCTATTTCTTCGTTTGGCTCACCTACTATTACAGTTTTTACTGGACCACCTGATGGATATAGTTCTGCAATAGCTTTAGCATTAAATTGTGTTGCTGCTTCTGCAATCATTGGGTGTACTACTGTGCTTAAACCTCTAGTTGCCCTTTGGTTTTCTTCTTCTGCCATACCACCATTAGGATCAAGAGTTTCTAAGCCTTGCTTATATCTATATTCCCATTCTGATCTTGCTTCTTTATCTGCTTCATAACTACTTATTAATTCACTAGCTATGCCATTTAATTCTTTTGCATCTATAGTATCTGCTAGGTTTTCATCAAATGTACTTACATCTTCATTAACTTCATCTAATGCTGGATCACCAATTAAAACTTCATCATCATTTAATACTTCTATTTGAAAATCATCTGCAGCCATAGTGTCAGAGAATGGCACTACATTAGGTTGAATGCTTAGTGGTTCTTTAGCCATAAAATGTCATCCTTCTATCTTCTATTACATCATCATCGTCATAGTCAGTTGAATGTGTAATGAACCAACCTTTTCTTAATCTTAACCAAGCTTGCGTACATGTGTCAACAATATCATCATTATCACCTGCAGGAAATGCTGCACAAATATCTATTAAGTTTTTACACCATTTTTTACCTTTTGGATAGAATATTCTTCCATCTTCTAATAATGCACTGCTTGCATGTGCTCTAGCTATCTTATCACGATCTGGGTTATATGCCAAGACTGGTATTCCTCCCATTCGTAAATCTTGTAATAAACTTTGACCACTAGCTTTTTTTTCTATTAAAACTGCATCAGGTTGCCATTCATTATATGCTTCTTGTGCTAATTTTCTTAACTCTGGATATGTTACTCTATCATACCACATTTCAACTACTATAGCATTGACTTGACCATTTTGCCTAAATATCCCCCAAGTTGTTCTTGCACTATAACTGCTGTTTTCTTTAGTAGAGAAAGCTGTATCATAACTTTGTAGTACATATTCTATATCAGGTAATGTATCGCTTTCCCATTCAACCCACCATTCAGACTTTAATATTCCACCACCTTTGGGCATTGGTCTTTGTTGCAGTTGACCTGCACTTGCGTATGAACCCAAACTCTTTTCCAGATTTTTAAGAGTAGGTTCGTCAACCCTCTTTTGCCACAACAGCTCGCCCTCTTTTTTTCTTGGATCAATAAAGCCAAGCGATGATCTAGTGGGTGTTGGGTGGTTTTTTTCATATCTTGCAGGTAAACATAGATGATCCCAAGCATTGTATTCATTCCCTAATATATGACCTGTTAAATCACTTTCATGCACTCTCTGCATAATTATAATAAATGCACCAGTTTTTGGGTCATTCAATCTGGTTTGCATTGCTTGATCCCACCATTCTAGCACACCTTCTCTAACTTTAGATGATTCAGCTTCCCTTACGTTATGTGGATCATCAATTACTATGATATCACCACCTTCACCTGTCAAGGCTCCATCTACAGATGTTGCTATCCTTTGACCATTTTTATTGTTTTCAAATCTTTGTTTTTGATTTTGATCAGTAGTTAGGTTAAATGTTTCGCCAAAATGTCTTTGATACCATTGGCTATCTATTAATCTTCTACACTTAACACTATCCCTTATTGATAAAGAACCTGCATAACTTGCATATAAAAATCTTTTATCTGGTTGTATAGTCCAAGTCCAAGCTGGCAATGCTACAGCTACACTTATAGATTTCATGTGTCTTGGTGGTACATTTATAATTAATCTTTTTATGTCACCATTAACAACTGCTTGTAAATGCTCTGATATAGCATCTATATGCCAATTATCATAAAAATCTCGTCCAGGTTCTATAGCTTCCCAACTATTCTTGGTAAACTCTTTTAAAGACCTTTTCATCTTTTCTGCTTTCACTCTCGTCAATGAGTGCAGATTCAAGTGCTCTTTCAATAGTGTTGAGGTCATTGTTACTTACCCTTGTTAAATCTAAAACATGCCTTTGTTCAATTATAGTTTCTTTTTCTACCCTATCTTGCCATCCAGCTTGATTCTTTAAGTAAAATATCATTGATGTATTATCACCTTGCCTAGCTTTATTAAACAAAGCATTAGTGATTGTTGCTATTCCTTTATCTTTTCCTCTTTTTATAGCTTCCGAAAACTCCGTAAATTTACCCTTTTTATCGTATAAGGTTGTTTGACTCATTCCCAATACAGAAGCTATCTGTGGCATTGTTAAACCCTGTGCAGCATAAACTTCTGCTTTCTTACATAGTTCTTCTGTAATTTTTATTTCAGGTCTTCCTATTTTTTTAACTGCATTTTTATTCTTCGTCTTCATAATCAAAGT